TTATCTGCAAATCAGATTGGTATTGATGAAAGGGTCTTTATAATGATAAGGGATTTTGAATATAATGAAGTGATGACTTGCTTTAATCCTAGAATTATAAAACAATCTAAGAATAAAGTAATAATAGAAGAAGGATGTTTATCTTATCCAGATTTACTTTTGGATGTGAAAAGATCAGAATCTATAATTGTTAAATATGAAGATGAAAATAAAAATACACACAAAGTAAAATTAGATGGTTTTGCTGCAAGAGTATTTTTACATGAGTATGATCATATGGAAGGTATAACTTTTACAGAGAGGACGTAATGTACCATATTATTAAAAAAAGTACCGTAACAGATGACACACTATATTATATTAGTGAGAATAGATGGACATGGGATATATCAAAGAGAAAAGATTTTGATACATCGCAAGATGCACAAGATGCATTAGATCATGCAGTCGGCAAGACTAGAGCAAAATTTGGATATACGATTATATCAGACTAAATAAAGATAAAAGTAGTATTACCATGGAACCTACACCAAAAGAACATACAGATGCACTTGCTGCTAGGGACAAATTAGTTGACCATTTAATGAAAGAAGGGTATGCTGAAGATAAGGAATCAGCAGAACACATCATTTCTGGTATGAGCGAAATGTGGTTCAATATGATTATTGACTAATGTTAGAATTTGATAAATTTATAGAAGAAGCAGCTGCTAAAAGATGCCCTGCTGGAAAGTACTGGTGTTACACTGATAAAAAGTGTAAGGCAATTCCACGTGGGTATCATATGGGTGGAAGAGGATGGATTGAACCTGATGATGGTGAGGATGGTAATGGTAAAAAGAATGGCTCTAATGGTAATGGGCATAGTAATGGTGGTAATGGGAATGGAAATGGTGGTAACGGCCACGGTGGAAATGGTGGAGGAAACGGTGGTGGAGGAGAATAATGCCAAATCCCTTAAGTAATCAAATAGAGAATAGAAATTTTTTATCTCCTATAGGATTTAAATTTAATATAAGTAAAACACCTAAAGTAAATTTCTTTTGCAATTCTGCAAGAATACCTGAAATAATTTTAGGAACCACTATCCAAGCATCCTACCTTAAGGATATTGATATACCTGGTGATAAATTACAATATGGTGATTTTTCATTGAGATTTTTAGTTGATGAAGAACTTGAAAATTATATGGCTATTCACAATTGGTTGACTGGTATAGGATTTCCAAGAACACCAGAAGAATATAAAGATTTAACAACTAATGTTAAAGGTCAAAGAGATGGTGAAGAAGCATTTAGTGACGCATCTTTATCCATTTTAAATAGCAATTACAATACTAGTGCTGTTATAAGATTTGAAGAGATGTTTCCAACTTCATTAACATCATTGGAATTTGAAGCAGGTGATACAGATATTAACTACTTTACAGCAGAGGCTACTTTCAAGTATACTGTGTATAGGATGTTTAAATCAGACGGACGAACTCCCTTATAATTAACTAAACTTTTATTATGGATCTTGATAAAATTCAAAACATGTGGGCCGAAGATGCTAAAATCGACCCAGATAATTTGCATGATGAATCATTAAAAATTCCACAATTACATTCAAAGTACTACACTCTTTATAATACAATTACTTTAATGCGTGAGAAGGCAAGAGAGCAATATAGTAAAATCAGATTAGAAAGATATAATTACTATACTGGGAAAGCAGAACCAGAGGTTTATGCAGAAGATCCATTTCCCTATAAGGTTAGGGAAAAGGACGCTATACAGAGGCATATGGATGCAGATGATAGATTAAATAAGATTGATATGAAGATAAAATATTATGATGCTACTCTAAAATTTTTAGAAGAAATAATTAGGAATATATCAGGTCGTACCTATCAAATTAAGAATGCGATTGAATGGCATCGTTTTCAACAAGGTTATAACTAAATAATTAAACAAATATTTAATTGGATGGAAACTGACGATTCTAACAAAAAAATAGATTGGTCAATGGAAATGAAGATGGGTATCGAAGAAACCCGTATGTTGTATGATGCTGTTTCCCATTATGTTGATATATGGCCTGGAAAGGATGAGAATAAACCGATAGAAGAAAAAGTATATCTTTTATCATTACAGAATAGATTATTTGCTGTGATTTTAGATCACAATCTTAGACAACAATATCCAGATTTTAAGGATTAAAATAAGCTGCTATATAATATAGCAACTTGTTAGATCATGGAAAATTATGATGAACCTCAATTGACTGATGAGGAAGTAGAGGAGTTAAGAAATAAATACAGGTCACCTATTATAGATCCCTCATCTGAATTTCGAGCAATTGAACTTAATGAAAAGTTAGCGGTAGCAGAATTTCAGCATCCTGATTGTGATCATATTTGTGAACCTTTATATGAATATATTAAAGATCTTCCAAAGATTGGATATGAGCCTAGTGTAAATGCTTCTATGTCTGATAGACGTATTCATGAGAAAGAAAACCCATCAGTATTAGAATTTCTTGGATGGTTGCAACATGTAATTGGAAAGAATCCGCAAATATTTGGTAAGGAAGGAGCATTAAGATTGGAAGAAGTATGGGGCACTACTTTTAAGAAAGGAGATAATATTACTCCACATAATCATATGCCATTTGCATGGACATGGATTTTCTATGTAAATGCACCTGCAAAGTCTTCTCCAATAATATTCTCAGAATCTAAACATACCATACCAGTTGCAAAAGGTAAGTTATTAATTTTTGAAGGTAGATTGATGCATGAAGTACCTGAATGTACTACTGATGGTAGATGTATTTTATCTGGAAATATTGCAGATTTAACTCCAATATCTCTTGAAAATGCCCAAGAATTACAAAGACTTTGGGAAGGTCAACAAAAGTATGAAGAGGAGCAGAAAAATGCAAAAAGAATCTGATTTACAAGTTAGAGAAATTTTCTCTATACCATTACTTAAAATGAAAGTATGGGAAGATACTGATGAACTACTTGAATGTAAAGATTACATTCCAAGTAAGGCTCAATGTGATAGGCAGTGGTATATAGATAATCCCGAAGAAGCAAAAATAATGTGTGCTCCTGATAGGTACCGAATTTTGGAAAAATTTCCAAGAACTAAAAGAATCTTACAGGGCTACATTAGATCTGCTTTGGATCGAATGGGTTATGCTAATAGGTTTGATATATCAACATCATGGTTAACTCTTAATAACAAAGGTGAGGCTGTTCAAGTACATAATCATAAAAATTGTTACTGGAGTGCAGTTTATTATTATGGACATTATGGTGGTAAAGGTAGTGGTGGAGAATTTTGTCTTACAAATCCTTTACCTGATATGTCATCCTATAGACCTAATCTGAAAAATGTTAATAAATTTACTACACCATTAACAATGGTACCACCACAAAGAAAGGATTTAATAATATTTCCTAGTTTCATACAACATAGTGTAACCCCACATAATAGTGATATCCCTAGAAAATCTTTAGCATTTAATATTGCTCCTATTGATAACTATGGTGATGCAGATTCTCAATATGATACATCATGGTTTTGATTCATGTCTCACTTAGTCATATCAAAAAAGAATGAGGTATATCTTCATGTAAAAGCAGAGCCGCATGTTTATTATGAGCTTGCGGATCAATTTACTTTTGAAGTACCTGGTGCAAAATTTTCACCAGCGTATAAAAAAAGATTTTGGGATGGAAAGATTCGTTTATTTAATATTCAGAAACAAGAAATATATGTTGGATTATTAGATAAAATAATTCAATTTTGTACAGACCATGGCTATACTTACGACTTCATAGAGAGCAAGTACTATGGTCTTCCTTTTGAAGTCAATGAAATGATTTCAAGGGAAGGTATTAAAGATTATATAAAAAAGATCTGCAAATATAAACCTAGAGATTATCAAGTTGAGGGAGTATACGACGCTCTAAGACATAATAGAAAGTTGTTGATATCCCCAACTGCTTCGGGAAAGTCTCTGATGATATATTCGATTGTCCGATACTTTGTTGAGAAAGGGAAAAGTACTCTGATAGTTGTTCCGACGACTTCCCTAGTAGAGCAAATGTATAAAGACTTTGCAGACTATGGCTGGGACGTTGGTTCATTTTGCCACAAGATATACGCAGGTAAAGAAAGAGAGACGGACTCTCAAGTCATTATTACTACTTGGCAATCAATCTACAAACTC